TTTTTATATTTTATTGACACAAATATTGTTTATACTGTTTTAGATGTCAAGCGAGATTGTGTTTTTCTCAGACGTCTTTCTACGACTACTTTTCTTCGGGGGTTTGTTTGACATCAATTCTTTCATCGATGAAATACTTATCATGGAGTCATTCTCATCTATCGCTGGTTGGACTACATCTTGTGTTTTTAAACCCGAAAATAATTTATTTATATCCATATTTTGAGGACCCTTCATTTCTGGACGTTTTACATCACCATAACTGTTCATCACTACACCATCTTCACGAAACATTGTAGAACCACCACGTCCAGCATTTATATCTGGTCTTTGAGAAAATTGCATATTATTTAGAGGAGGACGTTGTGATGGGGGCTGTAGTTTTGTTTCTACGGGAGGTGGGGGACTTCCATAAGTCGTATTCATATTATCATCTTTACTCATCATCTGTGATGCAAAATTAAACCCAGGACTCTGTTGACTCATTGATTGTACAGTCGCCTTCGTAAACATTTTCATTATATCAGGATTTTGTTTTATTACATCATTGAATCCAGGTGTTGCTTGTGACAATACTTTATTAGTAAAGTTCACGGCTGATGCCGAAAATCCTAACCGAAGTAACAATGCCAATTCTGGAGACATCTTTCCGCCCTTATATTTCACATACAATTCAGAGAATATCTCTTCGTAAGCATCTAAATCCTCATTGACTGATTCTCCCCAACCATCTAAATTTAAGTCAAAAGGGTCGAATGCGGCGTTCGCATATTCTATAGTGTTTACAAAGGTCATAAACCACCATCCCTGAACCTTTACACTATCCTTTTTACGTTTATCTTCTAAAGCACATTCATATTCATCTTCTATTTCCTCGAATGATGACTCAAGCGTATAATGAGTCGATTTTATCAATCCTTTATCAGCCCATTCTTCCAATCTCTTTATCATCATTCTCTTTTTACGTCTCTTTTCACGGTCTGACAATTTACTTACATTTTCCGTTGGCGAATCTCCTAATTTAGAAAATCCTTCAAATGAATTTGAAGCATTTCCCACACTATGTGCTGTAGCATTTCCTAAATTTGAATCACCGAACAATGTATCGTCATTCACATCATTCACATCATTAGCTGAACCATAACCGAAAAAACCTGAACTTTTAGTGGTTGAACCCCGACTACTTGGAATGTCGTTTAAATCATTTAGTTCGTCTTCTAAACGGTCTAACTCACCTAAATCTATGTTGATGTTTGAAGATTGTGATTTCCTTTTATCATTCATTAGAAATTCCACACCACTTCCAAAATTTACCGTCTTTCGCGAATCACCATCATTATCGAAATCATCAAAACCATTTAGTTCTTGCATATTATGATAAATATATATCTTTATTTCTTTATACTCACGAATCTAATGAATATGTTATGTATCATTTTTTACTAATTTGATAACTCTCATCAAGAATTAGACAATCCAATTTTTTCAAATACCAAATACCTTGTAGAAAACTATCACATAAATCGTCTTTCTTTTTTGATACAAGTGAATCTACCCATTTTTCACCTTCATTGTGTCCAACCCTTGAATTTATCAAAGTATTTTTAGATAGTATCTCTTTTGTGTAATAAACAGCATCTATCTTATGTTTCTTATAATTATTTACATTTTCAGTAGCGTCTTTTGGAAAACATTTCAATTTATTTGCAGATGATACAAATTCTATATGAATTTTATCACCAAATCTCATTATGAAATATTGTGCCAACATTCCTTGAATCGTCTTCATTCTATTCGCGAGTGTAGATATTTGATTTTCTATTATAATATGCGTTACATCATTCAATCCTCTTGAATTATCCAATATTTTTGTCATATTGCGACCTAGTTCTATCAAATTTATATGTTGTGTTTTTACAGAAATTACGTCTTCTATTTTATTAAAAAGTTTTGTATCAAAAAATAAATCTATTCTTTCTAATATTTCTTTCTTACTTTTTTTTTTATCTTCGGTAGATGACGATTCGGGTATGGAGAATTCTTCTATTATTTTTTCTAAATCTACCAACTTATTATTTTTTAGTTTGGTCGTTGTTAGACGTTGTTCTGGAACAAGAAATTCTGTCGATTTTTTTGCATGTTTATCACAATAAAATACGCCATTTTTTACATATTTTGCTTTATTTTTACATACCGTTGCTTTATTTTTACAACTACATATTTCCACAGCTACTTCTCCTTTTTCATCATTTTTAGAAATGTCTATCACACGCCAATCTATAATTTTTATGTCTGCATCTACACTTATAATACAGTAAGCCATATTCTTTATTCCTATATCAAATGACATAACATTTACTGGTTTTGTCATTTAATCATTTATGAGAATTTATTTCTATATTTGTATTTTCAATAACAATTTATTCAAGTTGTGGTGAAAACTATTACACATAACAATTATGAAATGAAATATTCTAGATAATATTTTCGCTACTGTTGTTTCCACACAAAAGATGTAATGAAAAAATATTCCAAGAGCAAATAATGAAAATGATGCAGTTACAAATGTATATTTTGTGTATATACTAATTATGTAAGCAGCTAAAACGGTAAACACTACATCGACTACTGCTATATTCAATAATCGATAACTATGAACTCCATTACTCGGTGCCCCAAACATATTTCGATAAGGACAAAGATTCATATTTGTATACATAATCATTACATAAAATGTATTATTAGTTCTTGAATAAAACAGGCACAACTTTCTTTGCGTTCAATTGTTCCCTACTCAAATATAATTCTTTTAGATCCGTCATTTGGTGTGGTTTCGAACTATCGTTTAATGAATCAAATGTGTATGGAATTATCAATTTATCATTCTTTGAATTGTTTATAGGAATCATGTATCCTGTGTCATTTGACGACTCTCTATAGTTATACTCCATTATGGTATTTGCGTTCTTTATCATATATTGCCTATATTTCCAATTAGATGTAATTCCATTATCTGTTATCAATTTTTTATTCAATACCGCAATGTTTTGTGTATTAGAAACAATAGACCGTCCATCACTCATCAAAGGCGGAAAATCTTTGTATTTATTATTCGTACCGTATCCTAACGATGACCTTGGTATACATACTGTTGGTGACGAGAAAAAGTAATCCATTTATACAATTACATAATATTTTTATTATTATTTCTATATTTTCGTTATGCTAGTAAATGTAAAAGTTCCTTCTTCTTCAGTTTTGAAGGATCTGCTGATAACCCCTTTGATATGGCAATACTTTTTAATGATTGGACGTTCAGTTTTCGGTAATCATCCACGTTGCTGTCTAGTGCAATGTCATCTACATTTTCATTAGAAAAATCAATATCATTTGGGAATTCCGGTGTTATTTGAACATCAATATCAAGTATTGTGTCAATGTCATTGAATTCTGGAATTTCTGATGTTATTTGAACATCAATATCAAGTATTGTATGATCATTTATAATCATATCAGGTTCAGAACTTCCATCGGGTTCTGTTCCTTTATTGTGTCCTTCTTTTGTGATAACGACATCTGTTGTTGGTACTTCTACCTCACTATTGAGTTTAATTATTTTTATATCTTTGACAGAATCTTCACAATCACTTTCATCGTCTGAATCTTCGTCTAAACCATCGTCATCACTCTCTTCTTCTGAACTTTCATCGGGCGAACCTTCATCGTAGCTTTCATCGATACTTTCATCATCACTTTCTTCCCCTTCCGATACAAAAACCTTATTATCAACTTCTATATATCCATTACCTCCATTTACTTCATAAATAGGGTCAACAGTCATATTAACATTTTTAATACTAGAATCGTTATTTCCCATCTTCTTAATGTATTGTAGCTCACCTACTATATTATTTATTATTTCCAATGTTGTATCGTGTTTCCCTTCAAGCGACAATATTCTCATCTTAAAATGAGATACAAGTAATAGAACAAGTATAAAGGTGATTCCTAAACTTATGATGAAAAATAATTCTATTATTCTGAAAATTGAACTCATATTTTGTTTATTATTATAATAACACGAAGAAAATATATAACATTTTACTACGAATTCAAAGTTAGTTCTAATTACCATCGTTTTGTGCGAAAGCTTCATTACTTACATAGTTGTACAGTGGAACAGTTGGATCATATTGTAGAACTATAACTTTTCCAGGGACATCACTGGCAGACGACAAAGTTGGTAAAAATTCATCTTGCGGGCAAGGAATTGGATTTTTGTTATTTTTTATCAATAATTCTCTTTCTATAATTGATGCTTGTGAACCATTTTTAGTATTACCATTCACCAACATAGACCATTGTTGTTTTTTTGTTAAATTATTGGTTTTTGTATTTGTGGCATTATTTTCGTGTTTTAAAATTTCCACCTTGCGTCTCATATCTAATTGAAAACGTGTATATGTTGGATATGGTGAAATTGGTACGATTCTATCTAAAGGTATATTTAAAAGTGCTTTTGCTCTTTTTTTTAATAAATTTTTTTCACACGTGGCACGTTCTATTTCTTGTTGTAATAACACATCCTTATTTTTTGTAAATGACATACTTACTGTATATACTATATTATACTATATCGGCTATTATTGTTGAGATGTATACCACGCGTTCGACAAGAAATATGGCACTATTGAGTTCGTTGCCGAATTTAATTTGCTCGACTTTAAATCTGGACCATTTATAACTATTGAATTTATCTCGACAGCAGACAACGAATGACTAAAATATTGTAAATTTGATAACTGTCCGTCAAATCCACCATTTTGGCATACATTAACATCATTATAATTTTGTTTTGGTACGAATTTCATTACATGACGACTTGCTATTGTTCCATTCACATACACATCTAATACTTTATTTTGTATACGAATTGCTACATGAAACCATTTATTAAATGGAAGACCATCTACATTAACTTCCGATGGACCACCATTTGGATTTACTGTGTCCATAATAACTTGTAAGGTATTTTGATTGTTTGTCAACGAATTCAAGTATAAACCCGGGCCGTTATTGACAAGCGAAATTCCTGATCCTGAGTCATTATTATAGTAAGAATCACCTTTGTTAAAAATATTTTTATGCTTTTTATCTGTTGTATTGTTTGTTAGAAGTAACCAGACAGACCACGTAAACTCAATTCCAGTGTCTTCATTATTTGAACGAATAATTGATACTGAATTTACATCTTTTGGATTTTGAGATATTACGAGAGGATTTTTTCCGTCTAATGATCCTTTCACTATATATGGATTATTGGTAGGATTCATAAAATATCCAATAATGTTTATTCCTAAACTCAATATAAAAATAAATATAATCAAAATTAGTATCAAAAAGGCGAATTTCGCGACTATACTATTAGACCTTACATATTCATTACTAGCATTCACTAACGACCCATCAGAAATTGGATTAGAGATTGTATTCACAGCACTGTTATATACTGATGCCCCAGCATCAGTTATTGAATTCTTGATGCTTCCAACATTACTTGAAATACTGTTTATTCCATTAGACACGCTATTTGAGACACTATTTTTTATAGAATCTGCCATTGTATAATATTATGTTACAATATTATTATACATTTTTACGACTAACAAACTCTAAAATTAGAATAATTTATATGTCGCCGTTTTTACATTATCTTTTAACACGTTGATATTAATACCATAAGATGACATCATTTTATAAAATGCATTACTATTGCCATTTCCTTTGAGGTATTCATTCCAAACTTCAGATAGTGATAAAGGATTTGACCATTTCAGGAATTTCGCAACCACAATATCATTCATTGATGCTGGATTTCCACCAAGATATATATTCGCCTCTGTCGCGTCACATTGAATTCCATCTAATTTTGTGGATTTTATCATTTTTCCATCTATATACAAATCAGCAAAACTATTGTCAACACTTACTGTTACATAAACCCACTTTTGTAACGGAAAATTTTCGGTTAGACAAATTGTGGTAGGATTTACATTGCCTTTCATATAAAAATCGACGTTCATCACTGGTCTCATTGAATCTAAATATAGAACTACTTTGCCAGGCATAGAATATATTGGTTTTATTTTATTCGTGTCCCACGAATTTACATAAACCCAAATACCAAGCGCATATCTTGTTGAAGAAGACAAGTTTGAAACAGGTATGGCAGCATTACCTGTCTTCAGAGATGAAATAGTCACCAAGTTAGATGCAGTACCGCCATAGTATTTCAATAATACATATAACAATGTAATTACTAAAATTCCAAGAACAATTACAATTGTTTTCATTATTTGTATACATACATAAGATATTACAAATTTATAGTATTGATCCCAAATCTATATTTTGCTAAAATCTGGTATGCACTAAGTGGTTCTACGTAATAGGTTATATTTGCAAGAGCACCACTTAAAATCAAGTCATTATTACCAATTGTTATTGTATCACTTAAATGGTGAACAGGTACACTATTTGATAGATTCATTGTTTTGTGTAAAAGTCCATTTAAAAAAATATCCACGGTGGTGCCATTATAATTAAAAACAATATGATTCCATTTCTGGTGTTCTATTGGAATATCCATATTCGTTCCGCCACTTACAGCAACATTTAAAACGTTACTATCACTTTTATAGGTCATTTTTGGTTTAGGATTACTATTATCGCCATACAATAATATAGGAATTTCAATATTAGATACTTCTGGTTGATTTATTTGTATCCATAATGATAATGCATACGACAGTGGTTTTGTTTTAGATATTGAATCTAATAAATCAGCTGAACTACGTTCTGTCTGTCCTCGCAATTCAACGATATTCGCTAAATTGATTTCTTTTTTTGTGTCTAAAAAGAATTTACCGTCATGTATCATTACTTCATTTTTTATCATTTTGGTATCTATTATCCATTTTATAGAAAAATACAATATCAATAAAATAAATTCCATAAAAATCAGGAAATATGCTAATGAAGGAGCAGCCACAAAATCTTGTTTTATGCTTAATATAAAATCATTCAATAAACAGGGTATGAAAAACAATAATGATAATAAAAACTTTGGTGTCCCTCCTAATCTCATTATGTTATTTACAAAAACCTTATGAATTATTGCTAAACCAATTATTAGCATACAAAATGACAAAATATTTGAAATGTAACCTAGTAAAAACATCGAATTATCGTCTAATTTACTGTATATAAACGTAATAATGCTGTAAACAATCGCAAAAAATAATAATGCTGATATTAGGTAAACATTAAACGTTTCACTGAATATACCTCCTTTCTTAAACGCAAATAAAAATATGAGTAAAACAGGAACTACCGCTGTAAATAAATATAGGTATGTTGTGGTTGTCAATGCCGTATAATCATTAGAACAAAAGTTCAATGTCACACCTACCGCTATTATTGTAAGTATCAATAATATTTGTTTCACGTAATTATCTTTCATGTTATATACAATTACATTATAGATTTTCAATAGTTGTTTTATCACCATGACAACCCCGACACAATGCGACTAAATTATCTATATGGTTGCTTCCTCCATGCTCTAATCTAATTATATGATCTACCTCGAATGATGCTTTTAATTGTTCATTACATTCGCCACATCTCCAATTTTGTCGTGACGCCACAAATTTCTTTTTTGTCTCAGAAACAGAACGTTTCGTTTTAACAACACCACCATTTTGGTTTATTTCACCAGAACTCATTTGTATCTCATTGTGAGGAATGTGATTTTTTGTTGTGAAGTTTATAATAGGTGAAATCATATCAGAGGCACTTTTATCTATAGGTAAATATTTTATGTAGTCATTTGAAGCAATCAATATTTCTCTTGTTTTTAGAGGATTTTTTTTTACCAAATAATAAATAAATAATGTTCCTATTGCTACACCCAACATTTGATAATATTTCTTGAAAGACAATGCTTTTTTTAATATATTCCCATCTGTGTAAATATTCGCTATAACGAATGATGAAATCAAAAATAGTATTATTTCAATTCGCATTATACATTTTTGATACATATTTTATTCATGTACAACTATAATACATAATCCAATAAATATCAAACCAGCAAATACAAGTTGTTTTTTCGTTTTGTTACTAATATTAAAATAATAATCGTGTGTTTGAATATCGCACACATTATCACGATTAAATCTATCTAAACTTTCATACAAAGATATTTCTTCCTTTCCTAATAGATTATTTACTTTGTTATGAATAAAATGAACCCATCTCATAAATGAATCACGACTACATAAATATGGTGAAACAGGATATTTATCGAGAAAAATGCTAAAATTGTCACCCATTTCAACATCTGGTATAAATAATGGAATATTTTGTATCAAATCATAATATTTTCTCTTTGTTATTGGATTAGGAGTATCGGGATAGTTGTATGCAATACAATGTAATAGAAACCAGAATTTAGGACCCCAAATCAAAGAGCTTATCTCGTTTTTTTTCATGTATATGTTATCGTGTTACATCATTTTGTTGATTATTACGTTCAACGATATAAAGTTAATATATTCTAATTCTGTAACGCCAATGAATAGTAATTGGAAACATATTGAATTAATAAAAACCACAAATACCCAGGAAAATCAGATGAGTAAACGGACAGATACTATCAACAATCCGTCTAAAAATAGACGTAGAACCTGCATGACGCACCATAATAAAAGACCAACCCTTCAAATAAATAAGGATATTTGTAACAATTGTGGGAAATTCGGTCATTTGTTTCGACATTGTAAAAATCCTATAGTAAGTTTTGGGTGCGTTCTATTTAGAATAAATAATAATGTTCGTGAATATTTAATGATTTGTAGAAAAGATACTCTAGGATATATTGATTTTATTCGTGGGAAATATGTTTTACAAGATTATGAATATATCGCAAATATGTTTAAACAAATGACTAATTTGGAAAAGAAAAATATTATGGAAAACGATTTTGACACATTATGGTTAAATTTATGGCAAAATACACAGACATCATCTACATCTTTATATAGGTCAGAAGAAGAAATATCACGATCAAAGTTTAATAAATTGAAATGTGAAAAGTTGCAGACAATTATTGATAATAGTAATAAAGAATATTCATGGGAATTGCCTGAATGGGGATTTCCAAAAGGACGACGTAATTATCTTGAAGGTGAATATGAATGTGCTGTTCGTGAAACCGTCGAAGAAACAGGGTTTGATATAGACCGTATGATTAGAATAAAAAATATTCTTCCATACGAAGAAGTATTTATTGGTTCTAACTATAAAAATTATAAACATAAATATTACTTGATGTGCATGGAGTATGACCCACTAACAAATATGGGAAACTTTGATGATTCTGAGGTTAGTAAAATGGAATGGAAAACATATGATGATTGTATCAATTCTATACGTCATTACAATGTTGAAAAATATAATATGATAACAAGAATTGATAATACACTACAAAAATATTGGCATTTGTAACGGCAAATGTATTTTCGACCATATTTATTTATGATGTAAAATATATAAATATAGATAAATGAGTGATACAAAAGATGTCATTATAAAAATAAAAGTAAAAAAAGATGCGACACGTAAAAATAAAAAGAGCGTCATTAGCAATATTGAAGTTGGCAATGCCAACGCCGAAAACGAATCCAATACAACGAAGAAGTATTGTAAAAGAGGAACGCGAAAAAATAAAGATGGAAATTGTGAACCAATTCTACCTGAACAGAATGAATCAATAACTGAAAATAATCAAAATGTTGGTATTGTTGTTTCCGATGTAAAGAAGTATTGTAAAAGAGGAACGCGAAAAAATAAAGATGGAAATTGTGAACCAATCTTGCCCGACCAAAACCAGAATATCAATACGGTAAAGAAGACGTCTAAAAGAGAAACCCATAAGAATAAAGATGGAAACCGCAAACCTATTAGTGTGATCCAACAACTTACGACCCAAAATGATTTAGAAACTGAAACCAAGATTGACGACTACAACAACACCGAAGATGAATCATTTTCAAATAACAATGAAACGGTATATACCGAAAGCAATAATGATTTCGACTTTTTGTACCCTGACCTTGATGACCCACATTTTAATATTAAAATTGCGAAAAAGAAAGAATTCAATGACACTCAATATGATGGAACACTATACGATATTGAAAAACAATCGGATATATTATGTAAGATGGAATTTGAATTAATGCCTCACCAATTATTTGTGAGAAATTTCTTGTCATTGCAGACACCATA